TGCTTTGGGCTGTGGCAATATCCAAGCCCCTAAGTCTCTTTCACTCACCGCTGTCTTTGGCTGGTAAAATCATGATGCCGTTAGGTGCTGTCACCTGAACTTTCTCTGTCTTCACCAAGCCAGCCCTGTCTAACAAATCCTTAGCAGCGTTGAGCTTCTCTTTCAAGCCTAGCTCTGTAGGATCGGAAATGCCACTAACAACCGCCATTGCTGCTCTAGGAGCATTCATAGCGATGTAAAGCTGTGTAGCCTCAATCACTTCTTCCTTGAGAGTGTCCATAATCATCTTGGTAGCATAGCCTTCGCTGTAACCAGCAAGCTGTCTTGCCTTAGCCGGATTACCTCCAGCCTCGGCAAATAACACCTCAATGAATTTCTTCTGTTGTTCGTTTAGTTCTCTTTTAGCCATTGTATTCCTTATTAGTTTGCAGGAGCATATTGCTCTAATGTTTTAACAGACACTTCAACAGCATTGTTAACACTGCATAGTCCTCTAATCTTATCGTTCTGTAAAAGATAAAACGCTTTAGTTATCTGTAGCATACTATTAGGCTCAAGTCTCACTGTCTCAGCTATGGTGTGGTATGCAGAGCCTGTAGAGTCATACCAGTCTAATGAGAAGGTGACATAGCTAGTGGTTACATTAGTGATGTAGATGCTATCTACATCTGCCTTAAATGTAGGCGGCACTGTATAGATGTCTTGATTGCTGGTTGTCAGCGTAGCACCTATTGTTCTATTCTTTGTTGTCATGTTAAATCATAAAAATCTAATGATCCAATAATTGAATCTGTTCCACTCAATGTTCTAGCCGCAAGAGTGATGACATCACTAACACCAGCAACAGTACTACCAAGCTGCAAATCCCAATTGTAATCCTCGTTGTTAGCAACAGCACTTGCCGACTGATTGGTTGCAGCAGCATATTGATTTGAAATCATAGTGCCACCAGACATAGCTGTTGCTGCTACATCAAAATCAACATTACTGAAGGTTGTTGTATCGTAAGAAGCACTGGTCAGTGTTGCGTTACGAAACAATGCAATCTCAAAATTGCCAGTTGATATTGGAAGTGCAATATATTTGCTTGGAAGGATGACAGCATCAAGTCGATCTGAAGCAAGTCGAAGGGAAACAAGTGGAATAAAACTAGTTGAAATACTTTTAGATGTAGTATTTCTAGCCACAGACTGTGCCACCTTACGCTCATACCCACCCTCTGACATTACAGATGAACAAATCTGCTTCATCGTAGAAGAAGATGCTGTGGTTCCAGTGTTTGTAATTTCAATACGGATTGGTAAACTTGCTGTGGTCATGTACACAGATGACACATTATTAGCGTGATTGAATCGATGGCATATATATAAAAGACCATCAATGACAAAACCCATACGAACAGTACCAACACCAAGCCATTCAATGTCCGTATACAAGATGTGTGTTTTAGTTGTATCTAAAACTATACCACTTGGTCCAGTACCATCAAACTTATCAGTGTTCCAACTACTTTGTTCAATACGATTTTCAACAACACTACCACTGGCATAACTACGAACAACAAAGTTTTTAGTTGTTCCGTCAAGCTCAAAGAAAATACCATTGGTTGGAGTGAAGCTACCAACTCGTTGACGCAGGTTTGTCTTACCAGCAGCAAACACAAACGAGTTAAATGTCAGCAAACTTTTACCAGACTGATAAGGAAAGCATCGTTTAGTTTGACGAATAACCTGATCACCGCTGGTAGTTCCAACAGCTAAAGCAACAGAACTTTCATTGATCAAGTGTGTTGCTGAACCACCCCCAGTTGTTGATGTATCAAAATACCCATTATCTTTATATCGTTGTTGACTATCAAAGAAAGTAAGTGGTGTACTGGTCCTCAGTCTTCCAAATGCATCTGTGTTAGTACCACCAAAGCTGACAGTGTTTCCACTGTCAGCAATGCGTACAAGTTCTGGGTAGCTGGTAATTGTCATTTCTTCTTAGGCTTCACTTTAGCTTCAGACAAGGCAATGGCAATGGCTTGCTTGGGATTCTTAACAACAGGACCACCTTTACCACTGTGCAAGCCCTTGTCTTTAAACTCACCCATCACCTTGGCAATTTTAGCTGTTTGCTTTTTAGTAGCCATTATTTCTTCTTAGCTTTCATTGGCTTACCAACACCAATCATAATGGCAACAACAGGCTTACCACCCTTGCCCTCCTTAGCCATACACTTACCAGCAGCTTTACACTTGGCTGGTGTGGGGCATCCCTCACAAGGTTTAAACGCTTTCTTAGTAGCCATCATTTACCTTTCTTAGCTGGAGCTTTTTTAACAGCACCACCCTTAGACATCATGGTTGTTTTAGCTGGCATAGCATAACCACCACCCATCATTTTCTTCTTTGCGTTAGTAGCTGTACGGCTACCTCGAACAGGCATACCACCATACATCATCTTCTTCTCAGGAACCTTAGTAGCTTCAAAAGCCTTACGCTCTAGTTCATTGGCCCTGTCCAAGTAGGTGTTACGCACCTCTTGAGGGACAGAAGTGTCCTTAGCCTTCTCACGGTACATCTTAACTTTCTCTGCATCGGTAGCCATAGTTTCTCCTTTTAGTTACCATTAAACTTCTTAGCTACTGCTTTACAGATAGCTATAAACAAGTCTTGATCATAAGCTTGTTTCATCATGTTTACTTGTCGAGTGACAAGTTGTACATTATCTTTTACATATCCTTTTTTACTGTCTATCCTATCAATAGAAGCAAGAGCTTTCTGAGGAGATCCTACTTCAGGAAAAACAATATCAACATCTGTTAAAGCACATCGATGCTTTTGTTGCTCATACAGATCAGCTAAATAATCTAAGTTAAGATCCCATTCAAGATTTCTTAACTCAGCTCCTGTTTTAAATTTATTAAACCAAGAGATTCTTATACCTCTATGCCATCCTCGATGGCAGTTATCAACATGCTTATTAGAACAAGCTTTACATTCTTTATTAAGTCTCAAAGACTCTTCTGCATAATTCTTACGCAGATAGCTTTGCGTTTTGTTACAGGTAGGACAATCCTTGTACCATCTGTTATCTAGGCCTTTAGTAATAGTCATAGGGTAGTTATACCGCTACCACTTTGATTTGTCTACCACTTTATTTTATTGGCCCAAAAAGCTGCAGACATCTTACCCTTTTCAATGTTCTTGGCATGCCTAGCCTTAAACGCTTCATTGCGTTTACTACCATCAGGACTACCACTAACACCCTGTTGTCCAAACCTAATGAGCTTCACTGTGTCACCATCTTTAGCTAACACAGCATGACTCTTCGTAGGATGCTTAGGCGTAGCCTTGGGCTTATTGTATCCGCTAAACTCTTCACTACCTTTTTTAATCATCTGAACCCCTTCACCTTCTTAGCAATTTCTTTAGGCTGTTTAACAAACTGCTTACCAGCCTTTGTGCCTTCACGCTTAGCTTTAGTGGTGGCTGCATACTCAGCAGAGCTTAAAGACTTAATGGCAGCTTCAGGCAGATAACGCTCTCCTGTTTTAGCAGAAGGCTTACCGGACTTAGTTGTCCACTTCTGGTCTGTCCAATCCTTTAAAGACTTCTGTGAAGGCTTCATTTGTAACCACCACCAGCAGCTTTGTACTTCTTTGCTACAAGCTGTGCTTTCCTAGCAGACCATTCTCCCGGATCTCCACCAGCAGAACCAGCCTTCACCCTAGCTACCAACGCCTTACGCATTGTAGGCTTGGTGTAATTGCCAGCAGCATTAACAGTGCTTTTCTTTGTTGCCATGTTCTTTCTTCCTTGGTAGGTGTCTGTGTTCTTTCCATCCCTCAGCTCTCATAGCATCTTCAACTCTGTCTAAGGGAAATACATATCCTGTATGTTTTTCCATAGCTGCTCTGACATAGTAGACATCACTGTGGAATAGGTGCATCTTGTCTACATAGCCTCTGTGTAATGCTAGTGAAGCCTGTGTAGCCACACTGTAGGGGTATGTGTTTGTTAAACCTTTATCATCTAGCTGTTGTCGGGTGTAATAGTTCATAATACTTCATGCTAACACACATAGCCTAGCTAAGGTGGTATGGTAGCATTTATTGCTACACATAACAACCTATCCCAATGTATGTCTATAGTGTTGACGGTAGAAGTCCTGTGAAGAAACAACTACCATTACCTGTAGGGAACGGTACATATCACATTATGAAATACATACCACCTACCACTAATATCTAGAACATACACCTAGAAAGCCCATAAGGGATGTGTTCATCTATGGCTGTTGTTAGCCCACCCTTTTAGCAACAGCTTTTAACAAGTACCCACATCAAGTCTAGTCTGGTCAGTGTAAGGTGTACCACTGCCAGTATCCAGAGCAGAGAAACACAGTGGCCCCTGTGAATCTCTCTCCGAGTCTTTTCTCTTCAGCAGCCGATTGCAAGCTCGTTTCTTTACCTGTAGCCGGAAGGTAGCCTATACTTTGTTTCGTATCGCCTGTATACATAAAGCATACATGGTGCAGGTACGGGTAGTTTTACACATATCGAAACCAATGTCAAGCTTTTTCTGTAGGAGATAACAAGATATGTTAGCTATTTAGCAAATGGTCCATATGGGGTGTCTTCTTAACCTATAGCTATCAAGATGTTTCTTGATAGATACTTATAAGTTGCATGAAACTTCAATGAGAATAGTTCTTGTTTGTTAACATATAAGTGTACAGAAGGTAGCGGTTTGTGCAGCTTTATGTGCATCTTTGTAAGATGGCTTTTGTTCAATATACTCAACAGTTTATGTCGGATAAGGTGCAGTATATTGCGTGTTCATCTGTCCCTAATTGTTTCTATTGCGGTGTGGGAGCTGCCAAGAATGGAGTTTGGTTAACAGACTCTATTTTCCTGATTTTTGTACGAGGCCATATACATATAACGTACACCCCCCCTGTGCCCACGCACCCCCTCGCATCGCAGCCCTGCAGCCCTGAGCAGCCCTGAGCAATGCGTTGCAGATCTTAGGTGAATCAAAGACATAGAATGCAGTTCACTCAAGAAGAAGATATCTTCAATGAATTCAATGACTTAGAAGATCTTTGAATACTGATTCAAAATCGGTTCACCATGTCAAAAATGGTTATAAAAAGTAACGATATTTTGGCATACCCCATCGACAAGAAGGGTCGGTATATCCACCACCCTCTAAAGAGAATACCCCAATCGGTAAAGTTATCCACAGCAAAACCAAAGTTATCAACAACTACCCCGATCAGTAAAGTTATCAACACCATCAATCAGGGTTATCAACAACATCCTAAGCCGAGCCAATAACAAACTGTGGACAACTCTGTAGTTACTTCCTATATTTAAATTCGCATTTTTATGACAACTATGTTGGCATTAAAAAATGCTTAAATATAGGAAGATCTGCGTACATACGCCCGATCCCATGTCTTTCATTTAACAAAGAAACTATCCTTTTCACTTTAGTGAGAAAAGGAAATAGTTTCTTTTCTTAGTTAAATGAAAGACATGAAGGAAGCAAAATGACCGATAACGATGCAGTTCAAATTCTCATTGAAATCTCTGTAGTGCTTAGCACTATTAGCTTAGCCCTTCTTTGGGAAGATCAGATTAAACTGATGCTTTGCAAAGCTTTTGGTTACAAAGTAACTGGTGTCGGATTCAAGAAATCCCACTACACTCTCAGCAAAGCTGAGGCAATGCAGTGGATGGGTTGTTATGATGAAGCACTGTTATTCAAGGGTAAAACCCTTGTTGGTAGCAGAAAAGCCCTGTGAGAGGGTCGAAGCCCCTCCAATTGACAGGGTTATTGGATCTCTTTATAATTGAAACCTCAACGGCAATGTTGCCACAACTTTCCTAAAGGAAACAAAATGTTCAAGTCTAAAGCTCTGCTTTCAGTTAGCTCTGATGCCAAAACTATCAAGGGTGAAACCTTAGGTTTCTTAACTGGAATTCTTTACTTAGCTCCGGCTAACACTACCAAGTGGAACACTTGTCCTATGGCAAAGAAGGCTCAATGTGATGTGGCTTGCCTCAACACTGCAGGTCGTGGAGCTTTCAGCTCTGTTCAAACGGCTCGAATCAATAAAACCGAATGGTTTTTTACTGAGCGAAATACTTTCATGCAACAACTTGTTGTTGATATTACAAAGCTCATCAAGAAGGCTAACAAGCAAGGCTTAAAGCCTTTGGTTAGACTGAATGGGACTAGCGACATTCGTTGGGAAACCGTAGGTTTTACTGATGTTAGTGGCATTGAATATGTAAACATATTTGCTGCTTTTCCTAACACTCAATTCTATGACTATACCAAGAGAGGAAACCGCACTGAGTTACCAAGTAACTATGACCTGACATTTTCCTATTCCGGTGTTGAAGGCTTTCAGCCTTATGTCGAAAATGCTTTGTTAAACAACATGAGAATGGCAGTTGTTTTCCGTAAGGAAAAGGATATCCCAATGACATTTATGGGAATCCCTGTTGTCTCTGGAGACAACTCTGATGTTCGTCACCTTGATGACAAAGTCATTGTCGGACTGTATGCTAAAGGTAAAGCGAAGCTTGATACTACAGGCTTTGTTGTTTGATGACCTTCCGGAAAGCCCTAAGGGGCTTTTCAGAGTGCCATTGAGTATTCTCTATAGGGTGAAGCCCTGCTGTGAAGCAAAGCTTCAGTCGAATGTTCTTTAAAAATTGATACTAGTGTCGGTGAGGGTGCTTGCTATTAGCAAGGTAAGCGTCATCACTATGGACTAGCCTAGTCTGTACAAGGTGAATGTACAGGACATGCTTACATATCATGTTGATAATATGTGTGAGAGACATTTTCCATTGTGGCACTGGGGTCGGTGCTAGACAGTGGGTTTCTGCGAACGTCTTTGAGAGGACGTTCACAGAAGCAAAGTCGCTTCTCTTTTCCTAAAGGAAACAAAATGGTATTAACTACTCCGGAACAAATCAATGCTTATCGTCTTCGTTGCTTAAGACAAGGTCTTAAACTGGAGATGAAAGGTATGCGACTCACCTCTAAAGGTAAGACTTGCTATGCAATTTTGAAGGGTATGGGGTATAAAGGCACGAAGCAACAGGTGTTTGATGCCATCACTATCGACAGTGAAAATGCACTGGCTGAAGCTCACAATTCCTGAAAGGAAACAACATGACAGATAAAGAAATGCAAATGTATGGCTGTGACTTCCAAGCTTTCAAAGAAAGCGTGAAGGACAGTCTCACTTACAAGATATCAGGTGGTGTGATGGTACTTGCCGGACTACTGTCCGATGCACAGGAACTGATGGCAATGGGTGACACTGAGACTGCTAGGAAGTATCTCAACAGAGCTAAAGCTCTGATGTTTGATATGAGATATACAGGGAATCTGACATTCCTTCCGAAGGAAGGTGAATGACATGGAATATGTAATAGGTGTGCTCTGCTTTGCAGCATTTGTTGGTGTGAAGTTTTGGTTATTAACCCTGCTTTCCTGAAAGGAAACAACATGACAAGAGAAGAAAAGATATTGGCACTCACCAACTATGAGTTGGTGTTCTTAATTGAATCACCTGAACAGTTGAAGGATGTGTCTGAGTTCTTCGCTAAGGGTGGCTTCAATGCATGGACTGATGAGCAATTAGATACATCTATGTATCACAAGTTTGGAGATGATTGATATGAGAGTGTTCGTATACTTCAATCTGCATAAGAAATGCTTCAGCATTAAGGCACTGGAAGGTGACCGAAAGGGTAGGGTTGTGGCTCACAGTACTACTGTGTTGCTTGAGGGGTGCAAGTTCAAGGTGAGTGAGGCAGGGCGACAGAGGGTGCTTCGAGAGAAGCGTAAGAATGTCCATGCCGGAGTCACTGGCACTTGGATTAATGCCGACAGGGTTGAGAGTTGCTATGAGTTTCTCAGCATGGTTGGTAGGCAAGTATCTTATAACCCTTATAAGTATTCGAGCTTCATCATCAAAGCCACTGAGCAATCAGTGGATAAGGCTGATGTTGTTGGTATGAAAGTGTTCGCTGATGCCGAAGGCACTAAGCGTGGTGCAATTTACATGAGGAACTTCTTATGATTCCCGAGTGGCTTGATGATGACCAACATAAAGAATTTATGTTCAAGTATGCAGTGATGGGGTTGTTATCAGACAACCACCCTGCAGAACTAGCCCGACTCACTAGGGATAGTGATGAGAGGTGCAAGAAGATTTGCCATGAGATTTATCTCAAAGACTGGGCATTGAATGAGATGAAGGACTGGTATGTGGAACATGTTGATGATGATCAGTATGTACTGTTTGCCAAGACTGTGTCTTGTGAATGGATAGATGAGGATGGTGAGTACCGAGTCTTTGACAGAGAGTCAGAGGCACTGGAATATTTGTTTAAATATTTGGAGAAATACAATGCGGAAAATCCTTGCTAAGAAGGGCTACGAAGTGTGGGTTAGATGGGAGAAGGACGCTGAGATATTTGAGATGTTCTCAGATTCAGATGCAGTGGGTTACATTGGTTTCGCAGAAACCATAGCAGAGGCTATCAAGATAGGCACTTGGCACATTGAAGAACAACATTCGGAGGCTACATGGAACGGATCATGAAGGCTAGATACAAAGGTATCTGCTGTAAGACAGGGGCAATCATTAATGTCGGTGACATTATTGTTTACGATTCATCCACTAGGAAGGCATGGCTGACAGTGGATGAGGACAGGATGGTGGTACATGTTTGCTGTAGGTGACATGACTACCTTCCTGATACTGGAGACAGGATGGTCTAGGTACAAGTATGACATTGACATTGCTAAGGCACTGGGTGACATAGACTTTGAACTAACAGAGGATGAAATCCTCGACTTCTATTACTCAACAATTAACTTTCCGAGGAACGATTATGGGACTTGATATGTATGCATTCAGTGTGGATGTTGAGGTAGCAAGGGGTGGTGTCACTGATGTGGCACTGGGTGACAACGCTGAACAGATCAGCTACTGGCGTAAGTTCAATGCTTTGCATGGTTGGATGGAGGATTTGTACCGCCAAAAGGGTGGCTCTAAAGAGAGCTTCAACTGCACTACAGTGAGGCTCACTGCTAACGATCTTGATCGTTTAGAGATGGACACTGGCAACAACAAGTTGATACCTGTCAATGGTTTCTTCTTTGGTATTCAAGAGATAGACTCCGAAGACATCGAAAGCGTAGCAGGTTTTGTTAAGCTTGCGAGGCAAGCCCTTGCTGATGGCAAGGCAGTGTTCTACGATTCATGGTGGTGATATGAGATACAGATACAAATTCATTGTGTGCTATCCCAATAGCACTAGCCCTGTTGCTACTTTCAAGACATTGAAAGCAGCGAGAGCACACTCAGACAAGATCGTTGAAGATCAATTGTTTGAGCATCAATTCTTTGGTAACAAAGTTTACCTACCCTTCATTAAGCGAGAACTAATCCTGAAAGGAAACACACAATGAACATGAAGATCAGTGAGAGGTTTGCCCTCAACCAGTGGCTCTCCGGCTACCCCGACAACTTCTCTTATGCAGACATCTTGTGCAAGCTTGGCTGTGAGGATGTCACAGTGTGGAAAGTACTTGATGGTTATGTAACACATGAGATTGCTAACATCATTGAAGACACTCGAAAACAATTCGAGAGTAGTGCTAATGACTTATGTCATAGCATTAAGTTGAGTGATGCTATGGAAGGAACATGTGATGACTAAGCGATACAAAGTGATTGCTAAGATGACAACATACTTGTATGTTCATGTTGATGCTGAGTATGCCGTTGATGCTATAGCTATAGCTAAGGACATGGATGGTGGTGATTTCATTCCCTTCAATCAAGGCATTGTGGCTGAAGGTGATTGGAAAATACTTGATGCACATTTAGAGGTGAACGAATGAGCAAGATAGAATTTACTGCAGACTTTTTTGGTAGGTGTTATGTAGCCACCCTGCCTAACTTCTCCAAGGCTATGAAGCCTAAGGATGTAGCATCCACCTTCTACACCCCGAAGACGAAGGGCTACTATGCCTTCATCAAGGGCATGGAAAAGGAACTGGCTAACCCAACAACCCTTAAGGAAACAAAATGAATCAAGTTATTAAGACAGCCGATGGCTACATGGTGCTGATGGCTAACGAAGACTATGCCTGTGATGCACAGGGTGACAACACATGGAACACATTCAATGAAGCAAGGGAAGTTCTTTGCACATTGACAGTGACCAAGCAGGAAGAGACTGCCCGAATCTTTGGGCAACACTATGCTTATGTCCACCCTAGCTACACTAAGCACTGGGAGCGTAAGGAAATTGCAACCACCTTCTACACTCCGAAGTCTAAGTCTTGGTATGCATTCATTCGGGGCATGGAACGACATGAGCAATTCCCTGTCATTGACAAGGGTGCTCCGGCTGACATTCGAGGTGTTCTTAAGAGCCTGACTGAGTCGGCTGACAAGTACATTGAGGATGGTAAGTGGATAGAGGCACTGTCTAAAGACATTGCCGATGCTAAATATATTATGGAACACAACCTATGACACATGATGATTCGTATGAAAGGATTGACAAGATGTGGGCAATCAAAGCGGAGGAGGTGCTACCACCACCATACACCCTGCACTGGGAGTTCAGTAATGGACATGGATGGCAACACTCTTTCGATGAAAGAGGACAGATGGAAACATACATGACTAATTGTGGACTCAGGTCACATCAAAACATCGTGAAGCTTAGCTTTGTGGTAGGGGCTACTGGTAAGACAGTGGTATTGGCAGGGACTATCGAGGAGCTAACATCATGACAGAACAGAAGACATTCACCATCACTGTATACACTGATGCAGGGCATGGATGGGGCAAGGTGAAGCGTAAGGTGTTAGAGAACTTAGGCATTGCCCCTGATGTAAGCAGCTACAGCTACCAGTACAAGGACAATGTCTACCTTGAGGAAGACTGTGACTTGTCGTTGTTGTTACAACGATTGCACTCAGATAATGTGGCAGTTAAGTTTGTATACAAACACACCGATGGTGACAGCAAGGTTAAGTCTTATGAGAGATATGCATATGTACAAGATACAAACCAGACTGCGTGACAAGTGGTACTGCCTAGAGTTTGATGTGACAGACAGTGGCACATTCAAACCTAGACGCTATATCACATTGAAGGATGCATCACTGGCACTGGAACGCTTCCTTGATGGGGTGTTCTTTGCCAACAAAGAACAGATAGACTCTGGAAATTTTCGTATAGTTAAGGATTGAAATGAATACAAAGATGTTAAAGCATGTTCGCACTCTGTTCAACACCGAAGGTGTAGAGAAGCGTATTAACAGACACAACCAACGGCAGTGGGTGCGAAGCATTAGGCACTTAGGTGACAAGTGGTTGTTAGCTACACCAGTAAAACGGAAGGAAGATGTAAATGGATGATGAAACTTTATATGGTTGGTTTGCTCTTCTCTTTGCTATAGCATTTGTGATTTTAATGCTATGGTAATGAGCTTCAGCTTAGGCTTTGCTCATGGTCTGCGTAGTCTGCCCCTGTCTAAGGAGTGGGTAGACAAAGACTATGTCTTAGGTTATGCCGAAGGGCAGAAAACAAAACGATTGTTTATTGAACAAGAACATGAAAGGTTCTACAGCTATGTTAAGCGAGATTGACATTCGAGACTTTGACAAGCAACCAGTGCAACCGCTGTACTCAGTCAAGCCTAAGAGCTATGTGCAGTGTCCAAGAACTGAAGCGGTTTATTATTTTGACCATGTAGATGGTATGTATTCGTACTGCCTAGATATGTTTGGGGACGTTGTACATCTAGTAGCATGGATGGACGTAACACCGTTGGTTAAAAAGACCGACTAATCTATAGGGGTATTTGTTAGCACTGTTGACACTGCCCCTAATTTGTTTATAATTTAAAGCGTCAGTTGCTGACACTCACTCACTTTTCTTAAGGAAACATATGTCCAAGCATGTAATATTTAGTCGCAATGTTAACAATTCTGCTCTCTCTACAGAGCGTATCCAACAACTTGCCCCTGCTGCTTTCAGCACAACCAAGGCTGACCGCCTTACAGATCGTTATGTGTCGTTGAACACAAGCGACATCATCACAGTGATGCAAGACTATGGATATGCTCCAGTGCAAGCAGCACAAAAGCGTAGCCGTAAGAACAACCCTGCCCACTCAGGCCACATGGTAGCCTTCGCTAAGACATGGGACATTGACTTTGGCACTGCTGACATTCGTCCTGAGATTATCTTGTACAACTCTCACGATGGCACTGGCTCAGTGAGACTGTATGCAGGTTGCTTCCGTTTCATCTGTGACAATGGCCTCATTGCAGGTGATGGTTTTCAGTCTCGCATCTACCACAGCAAGGCACTGAGTGGCTTTGAAGAGATGCTTAAGAACACTGTGGCTACATTGCCCACCATGATGGAGCGTCTTGAGAGACTTCGTGGTGTGACACTTGACCCACATCGGTCTATATTGATGGCTAAGCGTGGTGTTGAGACACGATGGGACATGCTTGAACAGCAGACCAATGGTGTGTATGCTACCTTTCAGACTGTTGCTGATGTGTTGAAATTCCACCGCCATCAAGACAACTACATGGATGCATTCACTGTGTTCAACCGCATTCAGGAAGGTGTTATCCGTGGTAATGCATTCGTTAAGAGCCTGTCTGACAAGCACCCCAATGGTGTGACTCGTAAGGCTCGGCCTGTTAGCAGTGTGAGAGAGAACATCCGCATCAACTCAGAGTTGTGGGACATTGCCGAAGACATTGCCTTCGCTTAACCAGTTAACGGGGGAATTTGGTGTCGGACTCGGGGGGTTCTCCGTGATGATCAGCCGTAGCCATTAGTACCCCCACCTATACAAAGGAACATATATGTTAGTTGACTCAGTAAAGATAATAGGCACGGTGGATGGGGATGAGGCGGTTGTTATTAACATGACCTGCTTATGCCCCTTAGAAACCATTGAAAAGATTTGCTCCACTATTCGTGGGGATCTAAATGATATGGGTAGTGGTATTGATTTTAAAATCTCTTTTAAAGATATGGATATTTAATGCATCAAGACAAAGCAATTGGTATGTTCATGGGTCTGTTCATTGGAGATGCACTGGGTGCTCCGTTGGAATTCATCAGACCACATGAGATGACACACACATTGACAGAGATGGAGGGTGGTGGTGTACATAACACTGCCGAGGGTGAGTGGACAGACGATGGTGCTATGGCTGTGGCAATTGCCGATGCATACATAGGCAGCAAACGCTTTGACCCTGAGAACATTGCTATGAACTTCCGTATGTGGAAGAAGACTGGTCACTTCGGTACTCGCAACTATGTCTTTGACATTGGCAGGACATGTAGTGAAGCCATTGACCGCATCACACCAACACATCCCTATGCAGGTAGCTGTAGCTATAGCTCCAGTGGTAACGGATCTATCATGCGAGTAGCACCAGTGGTACTTGCCAATCACAACTGCATGCCTAGTGCTGTGGCACAGAGCATAGCTGTGTCGTTGATGACACATGGTAATGCAGACACTGTGCATTACATTGCAGGGTTTGTGGCTGAGCTTATGTCAGGTAAGGCAGAGGACAACTTCGACTATCTCAAGCACTATCGTGATCCGTATGCTACAGGAACCATCATGTATACATACAACATGGCATGGGAATGTGTGAGAGAAACTTCTACCTTCGAGAAAGCCTTGGTGAAGGCAGTGAACATGGGCTTTGACGCTGACACTTTAGGTGCTGTCACTGGTATGTTAGCAGGACGTAAGTATGGCTTGAAAGGTATACCAAATAGATGGCTAGAGAAGCTAGTTAAGAAGGATGAACTCATTGATATGGCTGAGAAGCTCTATGCACTGGGAGGTGATGATGAATGATTTAAAATTTACAACAGCAGAAAACTATATGAGTGATAACAATATGCAATCAGCTTTCCCTGATCAATTCAAAGATGGCATGACCTTGCGTGACTACTTTGCAGCTAAGGCTATGGCTGTGCTGATGACCAGTGCGTGGAGCATTCCACATGCTGAAGTGGCAAGCAAAGCTTATTGGTTTGCTGAACAGATGATGAAGGCAAGGGAACAAGAATGACCAGAGAAGAGGTAATGGAACAGGCTAAGGCTTTGGGCTGGGTGGTGCGTGATTGCAAAGATCCGTCTTACATATCCATTCGTGCATACAAATCTGAAACAAATGAGCGTATGAGGATAGGGTCTAGCGGTGAAGTTTATACCCGTGACGATGATGGATGGATGTGGCAAGCGGGTACTATTGAATCTCTTGAACAAGCCATAAAAGAAAGGGGACAAGCATGACTCTCCCTCGCTATGTTACCTTGGCTAAGGCCACCGAAGGTGTCCTCAAGTACCGCTACAACCCACCACAGGATGCAGTGGATGCAGGGGTGGTGGCTAGGCGTGTGCTTGGCACTGACAAACATAAAGTGTTTGCCTTAGCTGAAGAACTAAATGCCATGCTAGACAACTGGCGTAAAGAGCTTAGATATCTTAAAGATATCTCTGAGAAGACGAAGGTGGCTGACTTAGTCAAGGCATATAAGAACAACATCACTTACACAAAGCTCAGTGTTAAGGCACAGCGTGACTACATCTACTACCTACAGGGATGGCAGGACAGCCGAGCCAATGGAGTGACACTGTATCAATGCAAGCTTGGTGACTTAGTCACACCCCATTGTCAGAAGATATATGAACAGCATGCTGAGCACAGTGTTAGCTTAGCTAACCACACTCTAGCTGTCTATCGTTTGCTATTCAACTTCGCTATTCGTCATGGCTACATCAAGCACAACCCATTCAGCAAGGTGCTACGAAGGGCAGACAAGCCTCGCAGAACTGTATGGAGCAGGGAAGATGTTAGAGCATTCATGAACACTGCCTATTCCACATTCAAGTGGCGTAATGTAGGACTCATTGTGCAGATGGGTTATGAATATGGACAGCGTATGGGGGATATGCGTAAGCTACGATGGGATCAGGTAGACCTAGAGAAGGGTGTGTTGCACTTGGAACAAAGCAAGCGTAGGTCTAGGGTGACCATTCCCACAAGCACTGGGCTACTAACTATGCTGAGACAACAGCATGCTGAGTTTGGTTGGCAGCAATACATTGCTCCATCTAATGTGCCTGATAGGAAGGGTGGGCTGGTTCCTTACAGTCTGTTCAATCTGTCCAGAGTGGCTAAGCAAATCTTAGCTGATGCAAATCTACCTAGTGATTTGGTGTTACAGGACTTAAGAAGGACAGCCATTACAGAGATGATTGAGGTGGGTGTACCCATCACCAACATCATGTCGGTGTCAGGACATGCTACCCCGCAAAGCCTAACACCATACATCAAGAACACTTTGCGTAGTGCAACAGTGACACAGGAAATGCGAGGACTAACATGAAAGTGTATATAGGGGGCTACTCCAATTGGCTTGGACCATATCAGCTTGCTGAACTAACAAGAAAGCTAGGGGTTAGCGAAGAGAGAGCATACAAGTGGGGTGAGTGGCTCAGTGAAACATGGGTGGGTGATGTGCTGCAATGGATGCACACTAAGAAAAAGCGCACTGTCATTGTGAAGCTTGATAGGTATGATACATGGGCTATGGATCACACGCTATCGCTCATCATCTTGCCAATGCTCAAGCAGCTTAAGGCAACACAGCATGGTAGTCCTAGTGTGGATGATAAAGATGTTCCTAAAGCTTTACAAAGCAGGTCATGCCTACCCAAGGAAAGCAGTTGGGACATTGATGACAACCACTTCAAGCGGTGGGACTGGGTGCTAGATGAAATGATATGGGCTTTCGGTGAAATGGTGGATGAAAATTCAACTGAGAAGTTCTATGATCATTCTGCTGTGGATAAGAAGGCAGGACTGGAAGAACAGATAGGTAAGATTAAGGTGGACTATGCAGGTCTAGAGGTGCATGAAGCTAGGATGAAGAAAGCTTTCATGTTGTTTGGTAAATATTACAGAGGACTATGGGACTAATATGACTGAATTAAACAGAGAACAAATTGAAGCTGCTGTTGCAGAAGAACTAGAGTTTTTACTGCGGTGGGAAAGTAGTTTGCCTGAACCAACTCAAGACACTGAACTTATTAAAGCAACAATGAGAGTGCTTAAAGAGTTTAAAGTGATGAAGAAGGATGACAAATGAGTGCATGGCTTATCGCAGTTGTTGGTGTAGTTTATACAGTGGTGGCAGTGGATCTGCTACTCAAGGGAAGCACTGGGCTAGGCATAGCCTTTGTTGGTTATGCACTGGGTAATGTTGGTTTGTATATGGAGGCTGCAAAATGACACAAGATGAAATTATTAGTAAAGCAAAACAACAAGATGAAATTGAGTTAGTAGACTTTATAAAGTTGGCTATCTTGCAAGAGCGTAAGATATGTGCTGAGATTGCTGAATGGTGTATACAAAACCATCTTGAACACCACATACCTGAACGCATTAGAGCAAGGGGACAAGCATGACACACGATGAAGCTGTTGACATGAAAGACTTTAATGAATGGTGGGATAGTGACATCCCTATAACTAGTCCATTTAGAAAAGGTAGTCCTGCATACTGGGCATGGGCAGGATGGCAAGCTGCCTTGCGTGAACAAGCCATGATTGAAGTGCAGAGACTTGGGCAAGAGATTCAGCCAGAGCAGGAGCCTGTGGCTTGGATAAGTGCAGTAGAACTGATGGTGATGCGTGGTCATGCTTTGGCAGGTGCGAAAGACTGGCGAGTTAACGTAGGGCTTGTTGAAGAAGAAGGCGATGTGCCTTTATACATAGGAAAATAAAATGAAACTACATGAACTAGAAGACCTCATCATGGCAGCATGGATAACTAAGGAGGACATTGATTCCATCCTGTGGGTATTGATGGACAGAGAGAAGCACCCTACTGAAGATGAGCTTGCCAATTTATTAATTGGACTACACAGCTTGCACGATGCTAGAATGACCAAGCTATTTAGTGGATACGAACAAGTATTAAAGACCAACAAAGTAACTTACAAGGGCTATGACATTCTTAAAAACCCATCTACCCTGTGAGACATGTGGCAGTAGTGATGGCTTGTCCATCAACGATGACATGTCCACCAAATGTTTTGTATGTAATACATACATTCCCTCAATGAACAAAGAAAGACTTGAAGTGATTGATGTTGATACAGAAACGAAAGACACAAGCTCTTTCTTTAAAGACTACAACGAAGGTGTTAGTGTGTCTGTTTCAGACAGACGCATCAACAAAGCCACAATGGAACGCTATGGTGTTGTTCGCAGTGGTGGCTATTACTACTTCCCCTATTACGACAGCAACACCCAACTGGTGGCAGCTAAGCGTAGAGAGGTGAAGGACAAGAAGTTCACGACAGTGGGTGGGTGGAGCAAGGGTACATTGTTTGGACAGAACCTATACCCATCCAATGGCAAGTATCTCACCATCACTGAGGGTGAGTTTGATGCACTGGCTGCATACCAATTGACAGGTAGTAAATATCCTGTGGTGTCTATACGCACAGGTGCAGGTAGTGCATTGAAGGACGCTAAAGCAAACTACGAATACATCAACAGCTTTGAAACTGTAGTGCTATGCTTTGATGGTGATGAGGCAGGGCAGAAGGCAGCAAAGGAAGTTGCTGAATTGTTTGGCAGCAAGTGCAAGATATTTAAACCTGATCCCTCATATAAGGATGCATGTGAGTGGCTTGCTGAAAGCAAGGAAGCTGCATTCGTAGCCCGTTGGTGGGCAGCAGAGCCATTCATACCTGATGGTATTGTCAGCGGTACTGGATTGTGGGAGCTAGTATCTAAACCAATGGAAGCAGCAGATTGTTTCTACCCTTGGAAGGGACTCAACGACATCACCTATGGCATCAGAGCAGGTGAGCTAGTCACATTCACAGCAGGTAGTGGACTAGGTAAGAGTCAAACCCTAAGGGAAATTGTGTGGCATCTGCTGCAGCACAGCAGTGACAACATTGGCTTGATGTTCTTGGAAGAGAGTGTGAGAAAGACTAGCCTATCCATGATGAGCCTTGCTGCTGACTTGCCTATGCACCTACCTACCACTATGGTGTCGGATGCCATACGCAAGGACGCATTTGAAAAGACACTAGGCACTGGACGCTTGTACTTCTTTGATCACTTTGGTAGCACAGCCATTGAGAACATTGTCAATCGTGTGAAGTATATGGCTAAGGGACTTGGCTGTAAGTATGTCTTCTTAGATCACCTAAGCATCATCGTATCCAGTCAGGACAATGGTGATGAACGTAAAGCCATTGATGAAATCATGACCAAGCTTCGCATGCTTGTACAGGAAACTAACATTGCTCTCATCATTGTTAGCCACCTCAAGCGTCCATCAGACAAGGGTCATGAAGAAGGTGCAACTACTAGCTTAGCTCAGCTAAGGGGTAGTGCAGCCATTGCACAGCTTAGTGACATGGTGGTATCGCTTGAGAGGAATGGTCAAGCTGATGATCCCATTGAACGTAACACCACCAAGGTGAGGGTTCTCAAGAATCGTTTTGCAGGTTCGACTGGTCCCGCTTGCAGCTTGCTTTATAACAAAGACACTGGCAGAATGTTTGAGATTGACGATACTATGGAAGGAATGATGCTATGAAACAGTGGGATGATCTTGATGATTCCATCATTGGACAAGCTTCCATATGGAATGGTAACAAGAGAGTGGAGGTCTTGGTCTACGATGCTGACAAGATGATTAAAGTATTTAAGGACAGAGATGGTATGACTGAGGACGAAGCCCATGAATATATTCTTTTCAACATTGAGAATTCATACATAGGAGAGGACACACCTGTATTGGTGTGGCAAAGATATGAGTGATGGAGGAAAGGGACATGCTCAGCGTCCCAAGTCAATAGCTGATGAAGAGTGGGCTACTAGATGGAATGCCATCTTTGGTAAAGACTCATTAGAAGATTACAAACAGTCGGTAGATGTTAACAATCTCCGACAAAATGATAAGGACAAGGACGATGATCTTCTTAGACATAGAGACAAACCTAAAACATGACACCATATGGTTGTGTGTTACTAAGCACAGCACCACTGGTGAGATAAGACACTGGCGGGAAGCCGACAGCTTGCAGCAATACTTAGATGGTGAGCAAGTGGTGGGCCACAACATCATTGGCTTTGATGCACCCATACTAAATAAGGTATGGGGTGTTGGCATTCCTGACAACACTCTGATGGATACACTGGTGATGTCACGCCTGTACAAGCCTGACATTGAGGTAGTGCTCCCTAAGCAAGGCAAAGCCCCCACTCCCCACAGCTTAGAGGCATGGGGCTACCGCTTAGGCAGTCACAAGATTGGCTTCACTAACTTCGATGGTGGGTGGACACAAGAGATGGCTACTTATTGTGAGCAGGATGTGTTACTGCTTGAGAAACTGTACAGCCACCTATCAACAGTGTTGATTAAGGAAGAGTTTTCTTTACAGAGCATTAAGCTTGAGCATGCGGTGGCACTGATCTGCCGAGGCATGGAAGACAATGGCTTCATGCTTGATATGCCTAAGGCTATGGCGTTGCATGCCACCCTCAGTGGGCGTATGTCCGACATTGAAGAGAGCATGCAGCAGGTGTTCCCTCCCATCGTAGAGCAACGCATCTCTGAGAAGACAGGTAAGCAGCTTAAGGATAAGATTACTATTTTTAATTCTGGTAGTAGGCAGCAGATTGCTGAACGATTGGCAGGGCTTGGTGTTGTCTTTACGAAGAAGACAGACAAAGGTAATGTCATTGTTGACGAATCGGTGCTTGAGAAGATTGACCTACCTGAAGCTAAGCTTGTAGCTGAATACTTAATGATTCAAAAGCGTGTATCTCAGATAAGTAGTTGGCTTGAACTGGTAGCCGATGATGGCAGGGTGCATGGTAGAGTGACAACCAATGGCGCAGTTACAGGAAGGGCGACACATAGCAGTCCTAATATGGCGCAGATCCCTGCCGTGGGTGGTCCATATGGTGCTGAGTGCAGAGAAGTATGGACAGTGCCTAAGGGGTACAAGCAGGTGGGTGTAGACCTGTCAGGCATTGAGCTTCGATGCTTAGGCCACTACCTGAATGACAAAGAGTGGATGGATGAGTTGCTTAAGGGCGACATCCACTGGTTCAATGCACAGAGTTTTGGCTTAGTTGACAAAGGCACTGTGAAGGATGATAACAACCCTGAGCATAAGAAGGCTAGAAATGTTACCAAGACCCTGACATATGGTGTGTTGTATGGGGCAGGGGCAGCTAAAGCTGGAAGCATTGTTGGTGGTAACAGTAGCAAAGGCAAGAAACTTATTGATAGTTTTATCAATAACACCCCCGGCCTTTCTGCCTTGAAGAAGAAGATATCTAGGCTGATGGCTAAGGGTCACTTACCTGCCTTAGATGGTAGGAGAGTGTGGGTTAGATCAGAGCATGCAGCATTAAACACATTGCTGCAAAGTGCAGGTGCTATCATAGCTAAACAATGGCTTGTTGAATCAACAAAGCTGTTGCAAGAGAAGGGAATAGATGCTAAACTATTAGCGTTTGTTCATGACGAAACACAATGGGAAGTTAGAGAAGATCAGGCAGAGGAAGCAGCTAGGCTCATAGAGCAAGCAGCAACCAAGGCAGGAGAAGCTCTAGGTTTCCGTTGCCCAGTGGATGCCGAAGGAAAGATTGGCAACAACTGGCGTGAGTGCCACTGACGTTACTAGTGGGTTTTCATATTGGAGAATATTATGACTGAAGAAAAGAAAGCGATTAAGCTTAAGGCTGATGTGTACTGGTGTCAACACAACAAAGTGAATGACATGTCTGGTAAGTTCCAGTTGAACTTGTGTAACCTGTCTGATGCTGCTGTTGAAGCACTGGAAGATATGGGTATCAGTGTTCAAACTGGTGAAGATAAGAAGGCTGACATGGGCAAGTACATCACTTGCAAATCAGAGAAGCCTATCCGTGTCTTCGATACAGACAACGATGAAATCACTGAAGCTATTGGCAACGGTAGTAAGGGTAAGGCATTAGTGTCTAGTTATTCTTGGACATACAAGAACAAGAAAGGTGTTAGCCCTTCATTGAAGAAGCTGGTCATCACTGACTTGGTAGAGTATGCTTCAGCTACAGGTATTGACGCAGATGATGAGGATGTATTATGAACATCACTATTACATTAACATTAGATCAATTGAATTTGGTATTGGCAGCACTTGCTAAGCTTCCTTTTGAAGCTGTTACAGACACCATTGCTGTTATTCGACAGCAAGGTACTGAGCAACTTCAAGCAGCAGAAGCAGCAAAGGCTAAAGAGCAACCAACGATTGTTGAAGAAGTTGCTTAATGAAAGCAATCCTTGATGCGGATATTTTCTGCTACAGGGCCGCATCCGCATGTGAGGAAGAAGACGAAGCAACGGCACAGCGAACACTGGATCGTTTAATTGTTGATGTCCTCATGTGGGGTGTTGATAACATCTATCCTGATTGTTTTGTTGATAGTTGGAGCATGCACCTAACAGGGAAGAACAACTTCCGATATGAGATAGCTACCACTGTGCCTTACAAAGGTAACAGAGTTGATAAGCCTAAGCCAAAGCATCTAGCTTTCCTTAGAAGCTATCTTGTTAAGGAGTGGGGAGCAACTATCTCTGAGGGTGAAGAAGCCGATGACACCATTGCCATTGAAGCTACAAAGCTTGGTGACAATTGTGTCATTGTGTCTTTAGACAAAGACTTAGATCAGATATGCGGATGGCATTACAACTTTGTTAAACATCTAGGCTACTACATCACACCAGAAGAAGGTGTGGTTAAGCTGTATACACAGATGCTGACAGGTGATGCTGCTGATAACATCAAAGGATTGTTCCGTGTTGGTCCAGTGAAAGCAGCCAAGATAATTGGGGACACAACAGATGAACTAGAGCTATACAACAAAGTGTTGGAAGCTTACGAGGGTAATGCTGAGCGTGTGTTAGAGAATGCTCAGCTTCTTTTTCTACGAAGATATGAAGGACAAACATGGACTCCTCCACAAGCTTAAAACCAAACGACATTGCACTAATCCTGCGTCCTACTATTGTAGATGGTAAATATCAAAACAACTTTCAGGTGTTAGTCAGTGGCTTTGGTCCACTCACTATCAGTGAAGATGATATTAATAACCTGATTGGTATGGCTACGATATTGGCAGCAACTGTACAGTATATGGAAGAAGATGAACAACTTGCTAACAAGCTTGTTGAGTATTGCGGTAAGATGTTTGGTGATGTTGGTGACTTCTTTTACAACGCAGACCACGACAGCTTTGGCGATGGCAACTTCACCATTGACACCAAGACAGTTGGAGGCATCCAATGAACATAGATGACACACTAATACAACGAGGTGTTAGGTATGGCAACTACAAAGAAGATGTCTCTAGAGTTTCACAAGCTTTAAAAGAATCTGTCAGATCAGGTGCTGAATGGAAAGAGATGGATGATGATATGAAGGAAAGCCTTGATCTCATCTGTAACAAAATCTCTCGCATTGTTAATGGTGATCCTTGGTATCATGACTCATGGCATGACATCATTGGCTATGCTAGACTGGTAGAAGAAAGACTGGAACGATTATGATTGCTGTTGACATCCACTTAAAGGTTTTCTTTAAACCTCAAGACCTACCCAATGTCTACCTAAATGAAGAGGTGCTGAGTGAAGCCATCACTGAAAACTTAACTGCTTCGTTGGAACGAATGGATGCACAAGAAGTGCTCTTTTGTTTCGTGGATATTGAAGGACTAGAATGAAAGTTAATTCTGTAACCATTAGAGAAGCAAGCAACGGCTTTGTTGTTGAGCATGTAGCTGAGGGAGAATACGATAAGTATCTTTCTGAGTTTGTTGCTCTAGATATTGACGAAGCACTGGCTATAGCTAGGGATTTATTTGTGCATTACGATGCTGCTGACATGTCGCATCTAGTAGATACACCAATTGGTAGATAATAAAAAAAGGAATGGTGGTGAATGGACTGACTCTAGGTTCAGAAGCTTCGTCACCTCAGCACTGAGGGCTGCGTCTAGGCGTTGGCCTCCTAAATATAAAGCACTCAAAGAAGCTTTTGTAGGTAGGAAGACTAACAAGAAGACTGGTAAGTTGGCAATGCATTACAAATGTGCCAAGTGTAAGAAGCACTTTGTTGCAGCAGATGTGCAGGTAGATCATGTATTACCAGTGGTAGATCCTAAGGTGGGGTTTGTTAGTTGGGATGATTTTATTAACCGCATCTTCTGTGAGATAGAGAACTTGCAGGTGATGTGTAAGCCCTGTCATAAAGTAAAGACAGAACTAGAAAAGGCAGAAAGGAAAAAGAAATGAATGTAATTTTATTAAAAGAACATGAAGATGGTAGTGCCACCTATACATTTGATTTAACAATGGAAGAGCGTGACATCCTACTTAGCTTAGGTATAATGACAGCCATTAAGAACGGCATTCAAGAAGGGAAGAAATATGTCGGTGACATTGATATGGGCTACACCAAATGCGGAACATCTGATAGCGTACATGGCGAGGGTGAGCAACCCAGAGAATCAGGACAACCCTGACACAGCACCTAAGCTGCTTAAGTATTTGATGGACAACAAACACTGGAGTCCATTTGAGATGGTGAATGTGTGCATGGAAATTACGACAACCCGTGACATTGCACGACAGATATTGCGACATCGTAGCTTTAGCTTCCAAGAATTCTCACAACGCTATGCCATTTCCTCACGCTATGAAACCAGTGAGGTGAGGCTACAGG